TGCAACATGATAATGGCACTTTGAAAGCAGGACAACCTGTATCGGCCCAACCTAAATTTATAACGCATTTAATGGGTGTCATTATAACAGTATTGGAAAAGAATATAAGGAAAGATTTCAGACCTGATGTCATGTTCGGGTATGGATATTCCAAGAAACAGATAGGTGAAGAAATAAGGAAAAGATTACACGGATTAGAAGAACACGTATGCTTTGAATCAGATATCAGTGAGATGGATTCGGTTAGAGATGGACCGATAAACGATGGATTTATGAGCTACGTTTATGAAAGTTATGGTGTCGATGAGACGCTTACTAAATGGTTGCAAGCAAATAATGATTTTTGGGCTGCTGATGCGGAAACTATTAGAATGTCAGTTCAAGGCATGTTTCAGAGTGGGAGAGCGGATACATTATTTTCTAATTCACTAGTCAATTTAACATTATGCAACATGTGTTTCGATATCACAGAACCTAAATTGATTATGTCGCAAGGAGACGACTTCGTATGTGTAGCTTCAAAAATCAGTATCAAACATCCCTTTAAATTCTTTAAATGCGGAGAAGTAGAGATTCCAGAATTCACGAGTGATATAATAACCCAAGACGGGATATTCCCTTCAATTATCAAGAAAGCTGGCAAGTTAATCAATAGAGAATTTAAAAGTGTAGAAGATTTAATGAGTTATAGGATAGCAGTTAAAGACTGGTTCAATGGTTACTATAGTATTGAAGATTACTATAAAATAATAGCACTGAATAGCTATAAGTATGAATTGGGGTTTGAAGAAATCAAGATGTGCTTGGATTTCATGTTGACTTTTGCCAACACAGACGTATACATACCTAAGAAACAGTTTAAATTAAAGTCCTTCAAGATGATTGAAGTTTGGCACCCTGACATTAATAAGATAACTAATACCACCCTAGTAATATAGCAACTTAGAATGACTTAATAAATATAACTCTTGTCATAGTAGTTATACACTTACTTAATACTTCTATTTGATAAAATAGGATACAAAATGGATAACATTGGTAAATTGCTGTCCAAGTTAAATCCCCCACGCTTCAAACACAGCGTTTGGGACACTAAAATAAATTATTTTCAGATCAACACTCTATGTAATAACTTAAAATTGATAAACGTACTATCAATTATAATCGTATCTATATTGACTTATGGACAGCAAAATAACAACCCGGTTTTAAAGAATATTGATTTAACATTGCAGAACATGTACGAAGGACAAACTAACATATATAAAACCATTAACAAGATGGATGATAAACTGAATAAAATACAGGTGGTTCAGAAATCAATGAACACACTGATGAAAACAATATCAGGTTTAGTAGGCTCTATAGAAGGAACCGTCTCGTCGTTAGAAGTGATTGTAGGGCTTATTAAATTAGACGTCGCTGCTATTAAGACATCTAGCTCAATAACTAGTAATCTATTGGTGGACCAAATACCAATTATATCAGGAAATTTAGAAGCTATAAAAGTCATTCAAAATGAAATGCAGGTGGAACTAGACATAGTTTCAGGAGACACGACTGCCATAGAAGGTGAATTAATAGCACTTAATACTATATTAACGGCGGTAGCAGCAGATACTACAGGTATACTAGCAGAAACAACTACTGTCGTTGCTTCCAATGCTGAATTAGCGGCAGCATCAACAGCGTCTCTAGCTTTGTTCACAGCATTCAGCGAAGACTATTTTAACCCAGCAACAGTAACGACTCTAGGGTTCTTTAAAGTGCATTTGACTGCAGTAGACACAAAGGATAATTTGCAAGTGCAAGTTGAGCAATGGAATACCAACGACGTGGTAAACGTCGAAGAGAAAAACCCAATAACATCATTAGAAGTCACCAACCAAGTAAGAACAAAGGTTGAAGAATGGACAGCCGCAGAAGTGGTCAAAGTTTCGGAAGTAACACCTATCGAAGAAGTAGTGATTTCGAACGACATAAACGTGTCAGTGATCAATTGGGAAGCTAAAGAATCAGTACATATAGAACAACCAGTTGCAGTTATAGGAGATTTTGGAGGAGGAGGAACCTCCTATGAAACAGACATAGGGATTTATAGATACGAATTTCCTTTTATTTTGCCTTTCCAAGCTACTACATGTTGCGTCGAAATAGCTAAAGTAATTTTAGAACAAATGTACGATAGACTAAAGATCAGGATTCCGGATAAAACATGCGTTCCTTATACCTTGGAAGTAGCCACAAAAACTTGTATGTGTGCTTACGTAGAAGTACAAAGACCTAAAGTGGCGTTCTATTATTGTAACAATGTGCAAAAGCAGTGTCTTGTAGGTAAGAACACAGATACTGACAATGAAGATCAAGGAGGGTATACAGTGGCTATAGCCACTCCGTTTTACGAGGACGGCAAGAATGAACCTGATTCATACAAGTGCCCTCACGTACTTTTACAAAGGACCGTTGATGATCCGTTTGACCAAGTAGGAACGCTCGACGGAAATTTAATTTACGCTAAAGAAAGGATCCCGCACTACAAAACACCCACGTATGGAATAATCAGATACAACCGTACCACTTATGCGGAAAAAGTGATTTATGAGCTAGAAGATAGATTGAGGATGTTCTATGGCCATGTGGCCTTGGATTGTATGATGACAGGCAAAAGTGCACAAAATTGTGAAGCAGTTGAACCAAAGAATGAACCACATGTTTGCCCAGATACTCTTGATTGGAATAATGAAACCATGTTTTACTGTAGAAATTATACTTAGTGCAAGAATTCGTTAATAAATATATAATATAGGCATAAGAATTCAAGATGGCTTGTTACACTTCAATTTTCCATACACTATCCCAAATCGGTGTTTGCACCGTACCAAAAGTGTATTACACTTCTTTTGGACCTAGGGAAAAACTTAGTTGGGAAGCAGAGATGACAATAAAATTGAGGGGGGTATTAATAAGAGAGAAAGCTGTAGGGAATTCTAAGAAAGAAGCACTTAGCAAAGTTTCAGCAAAGATATTCAATAATAGAACTGACGCACAAATAAAGACCGTAATTGACAACAACACAAAGCAATTTTCAAAGGATAAAACGAGACGACTTAAGAACTCTACGATTCAAAGCAATGCTAGCACTAGACAGGAAGAAACCGTCATTAGAAAAGAAATCCCATTCAATATAGCGATGGCTAAATTAAGTAGGAAGAACATTAGAATACAAAGAGCTGAAGATTATTATTGTGTTGTCTTAGACGGACTCAAATATCCGGTAACGAGCAAGGAACAATTTTTAGAATTTATGAAAGACATGTTCTATATTCAACCACCACAGTAATGATCAATAAATAACTTCCAAAGCATACATCATAGTATAAGTTATCAAGATGACTAGCGTATTTGAAAACCCAGGTCTTGAGAGCACAACTCTCGAAGTTGATAAAGTTACAGAAGCCAGTCCTTTCGGGACTGTCACTGCTGGAACTGCATCAACTGAGGAGTATAACAGTTTATTTTTCAAAGCACCATTAGGAACAATAACAGTGGGACCTTCTGATAACGCTAATCAAGCACAATATTTACCTATCGAACTAGACACATTTAAGTTAGAGAAAAGATTATCTAACTATACATGG